GTAGTGCTGCCCATTCTTTATTAGTCTCTCGGGCGCAGACTCGTAGTTCTGCGAGTAACTCATTTAACTTGTCTCCTTGGGTTGTGAGAAGGGGATTATCATAGATTCCGGTGAGGGAGACACCCAAAAGCCGTTCCTCTTCAGTATTTCTCTGCCACACCTTGCGCAAATAGGGGAACTTTGTGAAGGTAGACTGGATGGTACCAAGGATAGTGGCGATGCGCACCTTGCGCATGAGAGTTTCTCTGGTGTCGTCATGGCGTACTACAGCCTCGGTAAGATTGCAAAATTGATACGGACGAAGAATAATTTCGCTACAAGGATTAGTACCGAATTCGTAGTTAGGGTCACGATGACCATATTTCTCAACAGTTTTTTTGGCGGCTTCACGATTGAAAATGCCCCGTTCTCCCGAATGACTATTGTAGAGAGATAGCCACTCTTCCATAAACTTGCCCACTGTAGGAGTTTCATTATATACCGCGCTATTATTGGCGAGTGCACGGTGAGGAGCGGTTTCCCACCAAGGTCCTGCTTTTGCATGTCGAATCCTTTCATCATCTAAGTCTGACAAGGATATCATAGCTGAGCGACGAACGCCACCAACCACAACTACCTCACCAATTTTGCACATCAAATCGTGGCACTCAAGCGAATTGAGGCGACGACCTTTTGCGCCTTTAAAAGTGTTTACAGTAAATTGAAATAAATCAACTAGTGGTTCTGGCCCGGAAGCTCTTCCACCAAATGTTTTGAGTCGAGCTCCGGCAGCTCGGACGGTAGACACGTCCCACTTAGGTATTTCGCCTGAATAGAGGTGGGCGATAAGCAAACGTAATGATTTTGCCCAGCCTTCTTTGGAGTCGTGTACTTGGATGGTTCCATTGTAATCAAACAAGTTTTCTGGCACTTCTGGCAGACGGTTAATGTACTTGGATTCAACTGAGAATCCAACACCAGTTCCGCAAAGCAAAATGAACATGGCTTCGTCAAAGCTCTTGGCATCATCCACTGGGAGATAAGAGCAATTATAGATGCAAGTATTGTCACGATCGGCGCTCTTTCCTGCCGTCATCATGGCTCGCATGGAAGGCATTAAATCTAAGTTATGGATAGAATCAAAAATTTCTTTCTTTAATTCGGCATTATCTTGAATTGCTGGGGTACGGCTAAAAATATAATCTACAAAACGTTGTACTGTCTCTGGCCAAGTTTCACGACGACCCTTGTCATCTTGAAATCTAGCGTAGCGGCTTGCCGCTATATATTCCATGTATTGGTCCATCTTCTTAGCCATTGTTTAATCTCCAAATTGTCATTGCGTTTTTCTTTTTATCGCCGCCCATTAAAAAAGCGGTATTTTGTGGACCGTATCCCATTTTTGCTAATGCTTTAACCATTGTAACAACTTCATCAGCAAATTTTGATGGGTACTTCCAATCAGGATTACTTAAATTATTAAACTTTGGTTTAAACTTTTCAATCTTATTTAATTCTAAACTTAACGCTGCTTCTTTACTTAAATAACTTGCCGTTATACTTACAACATCTTGCATTGTATAACCCAATGCAAACAATTCATTTAATCTTTCTTGGTGATTTTTCTTTCTGTTAGATCCTCGGCATAGCCAAGCTCTTTCAAAACTACCCATGCCGATGTACAAAATTTCACCGGTTTCTGGGTCTGTGTGTTGGTACACATAGTACTGATCCATTTATTATTCTCTATGGTTTATGGTTGATTAAAGGGCAAAAAAGCCCAGCGCAGTTTCTACGCCGGGCCTCCCACTACTGGGTACTACTAAAGGGGTGGAGTACTTGCTGGTTGCCTTTCCATCTCAGGTAACTGGTCAACCCCAACATTGCTGTCAGGACCTAGCTGGTTGCTTTCCCCCGTATTACTTAAATTGCGAAATCGGCAGCGGCTGATGTAGAGCCACCTAACTTCTCACCTTCTTCTAACTTCTGTACGTTATTTAAACCACACGCAATACCTTTTGAGCCTTGCGCGTTGTATGGGTAAAACGTAATCGATGCACGGCCATAGCAACCACTGTAAAACTCTTCTGTGTCCATGATTGGATTAAGATCCTGATCCACAACGCCAGGTTTTTGAGCTGAGTTAGCATTGATGAAATAGCAACCAGCGTATGCTGCGTCGTCTTTCTCTTCATCGCCATCACGCAAACCACCTTTAAGACCCTTAGGAACTGAGCCACCAAAATATGCAGCTGCAGAAGCCTTGGTATCTTCGAATGCCTTGTTGATCTTGTTGATTGTTTCCTTGTCGGACTTAGGAATGATGATTGATACGGAGTACTTAGGTGTGCCACCCTCTACTGATGCTTTGGGTTGAAACACGTTCGCGTATGAGAAACGAACTTTACCTGTTACGATTTTTACCTTAGTGGTCTGAGTCATAATTACCTTATTAAACGTTAGAACTGGACTTTAGTAGGGGCCAGTTCGTCTACCCTTTTACTATTGTTACTAATACGCAAACCAACTATTTTAAATTTCACGATATGAAATAATTAGGCGTCATACAAAATACCTAAATCACCTAGAGCTTTTTTCATTGCCAGTGCTCGAATAAAATCGGTCATGTATTCTTGCTCTTCCAAGATCTCTGGCTCTTCTGCTACTATATCTAAAATCTCGTCTATTGACTCTCTTAGCTGGCAGATACCTTCGCGGTACCCACTACCGGGTAGAGTCTCAAAGTCTTTAAAAAACTTATCAACTAATAAATCAGGCACTTCAAACTCAGAGCCATAACATTCTACTCTCATGGCAATTCCTTATAGTTATTATTTTGCCACCATTACTAAGCCCACATTCCCCATGGCGTACCCAAGGAACATGATGCCAGTACCAATACCGCCTTTTCTAAATTGATCTAGTGCCACAACAAAATATACTACACCCATCGCGCCGATTAGCCATGTACTCATGCAAAGTCCTCCTTCGCATCTTCCTTAGCTTTAACCAGTTTAGGTGAGCCTTCTGGACGCTGTATTAGTGCGCCCAGCCAAGCAGTCACCTGACCCTTGGGACCTAGCTTTTCTAGTGCAGCGATAGACTTGAGTTTAGGTGGTTCCCAAATTACCTGCGGATCCATGCCCTTTTCAACTAGCACGGTAGCTGCCATGGTCTGGTCTGATATCTTGCGATGCGTTGTTGTGGTCGCCAGCTTGTATCCTGGCGGTACGATGTTTTGTTCTACCGCACGGTTTAGTGCATAGTCTTCTACGTCGTTAACCCAAGTGCGTAGGTTTTGCGCTTTAATTAAGACTTCGCTGACTTCTTCTTCGGTGAGGAGGGGCGGGGCTTTGAAGTCTTGCTTGGCAAGGTCGTTGTTGAAGTCACTGCGCGCGCGGCACGTGGCTTTTGCTTTGCAGAACTGGCACCAGTCGCCGGGGAGGAACTCGCCTGCGCCGCTCCACGCTTTCTTGGCTTTGGGTTTGACGTAGTAGTTGGCCCAGTCAAGGAGCTTGGCGATGGTCGTGCCATCGCTGCTAATAGAGTCGAGTCTTGGCTGGTGGATCGTGTAGACGACTTCTTTAATATCGGGGTATTCTTCCTTGAACTTCGAGTACGCACCGAGGGCGTAGAGGCGGAGCTGAGTGTTGTCGATTGCGGAAACGGCCACGCCTTTTCCGAACTTGAAATCGATGACTCGAATGGAGTATTTAGAAAGAATAACCACGTCGGCCGTACCAAAGCCGTCAGGAACCCAGTCACTGAAGTCGACACGCTGTTCAAAAAGAGGCGTGTCCCCCTCACCAATTTGAGAACGAACGTACAATACATAATTGTCCACGTTAGCTTCAAAATCATCACGCGCGTCCGAAGTGTAGGTTTGATAGATTTTGTGGGCTTTAATTTCTTCGTATTCTTTATCATATTCTTCCTGTGTAATTTGGTTAAAGTTAAGTCGTAGTCTAATTTCACCTAAAGAGTGGGCTAATGTTCCCTCAGCAGAAAAGTCTATCCCATTGGAAGATCTTTTTTGTTCTGGAAGAGTGGCCTCTAGTCTAGGGCTAGGTGTACACATTAGCCAACGTTTAGAGCTGGAAGCTGATAATAGCGCGTGTGCAGTCAATTTATTCTTTCAATTCGGTTTGTCGTATATTTACTAATACGCATTTTGGTGTATTTTATACAGAATATTTTTTTATGTATTCTTGGGCGGATTGCATAATTTGAATGGAATCTCTAAAGCCGCCCAGACCACGGTTGCAGTGGTTACAGAGTAATCCACGTACCTTATTAGTAGTGTGGCAATGGTCTACGTGTGGGGTTTTTTCTGGTACAAAAGGTAGCTTACAAATTTCGCATTTATTATTTTGATCTGCTATTCTTTTGTCAAACTCTTTTCGACTAACGCCGTAGTTTCTGGCACGTGCTTTATCTAGCTTTTCAATACGATTTTTTTGGTAGTATTCTTTTAAACAAGACTTGCAATGAAACCGATAACCATCTTTCTTTTGTCTGTCTTTAACAAATTCAGAATATGGTTTTTCAATCTTGCACTTAGAGCATTTCTTCATTGACACCCTCACTGGTATTTGGTGGGTAGCCAGTGAGTGAGCACTGGCAGGCCGCTAAGCCGATTCCCCGTTGATGTTTAAGCGTTTAACTTTTTGATTAGTTCTGAAACTTCTAAATCGAAGTTCACGGATACTTCTTGTTTAATATTTTGTTTAACATCGAGTTTATCTCTGTATTCGTCAGGATACTGACCGCGTAATGCAATCTCAGCGATGCGGCTATTGAATGCCTTGTTCTCAAGGTTTGCAAGCATCATGTTTTCCCAATAGGCCTGGCCATAGGTTGTGGCCATGTCCATGGTTTCAGCAAAGAACGGATCTTCTTCTTTTAATCTAGCTGCGGTGGTTTTACTAATACCAATCGCAGCGTACATCGCTTTTTGGGACGCGCCTTGCTTACCAAGTTCCAAGATAATCTCGGCTTGTTCTGGAGTAAATGTCTTTTTATTTGGGGGTGACTTTTTAGCTACCACATTTCCACCTTTTGAGTGCTGCTGCTTTTCGAGTTGGTTTACCGTTTTCGTCTTTCATGGGGCCCTTGACGCCGGACATGCGTGCACAGAATGAATCCTTGCGTGATCCGCCTTCTGGCTGTGGCGCTTTAAGATGACTGCCATTTTTAGCATTGTACGCTTTACGACCTGCTTCCGTCATACCCGCACCTTCTTTGGTGCTTAAGTAATGGCGGTTTTTACCAGTTGTTGTCTTAGCGATTGGTTTGTCATGCTTGACAGAACCGCCAGACGCCATTTTAGGTAATGTTTTAAAATCTTTCATTTCTTCTTAGCTGTCTTAGCTGATTCAATAAATGCTTGCTTAGTAGGAGCGCCTTTAGTGCCGGGCTTGCGCATCTTTTCGCCTGATCCTTCAGCGATCCGCTCTCTCTTTTTTTGGATGTTGGCATATAGGCCGAGTTTGGTTGCCATGATATCTCCTAATAATTGGTGCCCCCGCCATGAATCGAACACGGGACCCCCTGATTACAAATCAGGTGCTCTACCGGCTGAGCTACAAGGGCGAGGTGCCCGTCTTTCCGGGCT